TTCTATTCAATTATTAAAAGAGAAGAAATTTATAGGAGAGTTTATGCGAATTACGATGAAATTAAAAACTCTATATCAGAATATATTGATTTTTATAATAATAAGCGACCACATAAGACGCTGGATTACCTGAGTCCGACAAAATTCGAAATGACCAATTTAAGCCATTTGGATTAGTATAAAAAAGGACTCAAATGTCCTAAAACGGTTCGAATCCTTTTGCTAACTCAAGCGCAACGAAGTTAATAGGTCGAACGCAACGAAGTTAACATATCAATTTCGCTCAATTCGACTTTAAATAATATACACTAATAATCAGCACAAATCTAGAAGATTTCTTAAAACTTATAAATGCATTTTATTTCCCATCAATACTTTTAAGTGAAAGCTTTCCAACTAATATGGCTAAAGCAATAGTTAAAAGCCCAAGCAGCAAAAATAACGGTTTATGCATTGCAATACCTAAAATAAAGCCAATCAAAAAAGGAATGTTACAAAGCATCCCAAATCCAGCACCAATTAATGCTCCGCTATTTTTAGCTTTATTTAATTCAGCGTTGTTATAGCTTCTGAATAAACAAGAAGATAAGATTCCAATCAATCCGAATGGAATTGCAATAGCACCAAAAATAAAATTAATTTTGAAATTAGTTCTAAATTCAATTTCCTCATTTGTATGAACAAATCTAGTAAAGTGGAATCCCATATAATCATTATTATATATAAAGAGACTAAAAAATGGCAGTAAATTTGCCACAAAAAAAGACCTAGCAGCTTGTGGCCACTAGGTCAATTTTATGAATTCTTTAATAAATTGATTGAGGATTCTATTTGAGTTGTTATCCAGCTATTTAGATCTCCAAAGTTAGAAGTTATATAATCTTTAACTTCTGTAGTTAGCTGTGATAAAGCAGTATCCTTCGCCTGGTTTAATGCTTTAAGTTGAGCTTCACCATCAAATGAACCACTGTTTTTTAGTGATTCAACATAGGTTTGAAAGGTTGCTCTTACAGCATTAAGCACTACGGTTGTTGCTTGCTTAAGCAGCGCATTACCTTTGGTATCCTTTACTTTGCTATCAATAAATGCACATAGCTTAGTGCCAACAAATGATAACAAGGCTAGGATTCCTGCCGAGATAACAGAAACTAGAATGTTTACAAATATTTGACTCATTTTTTATCACCTCCACTGGTCTTATGAATCGATTTGTTTTTAATGTGATCTTCAAGTGTGGTTTCTACTTTGACCACTCTTTCTGAAAGGGTGGCATAGTTTTGCTCCAACTTATCCATAGATTTTTCAATCCTATCAATGCTGGATTTTATGTATCCAACATCAGAAATAAGAACACCTTCATTTTTTCCTTCTTGCTTATGATCACCACGATCATTTCTTCTAAAAGCTAGATAAGCAAATAGAATTGAAGAAAAGGTTCCTATTACAGAAATAATTGTTAATACAACGTCTAATGAGCTCATTGTTCTCCCTCCTTCAGAATTGTTTCTAAATAGATAATAATTTCTTTGAAATTAGACAAATGCTTTTCTGTATTAGCATTTCTAATTTTGTAGTCAATAATGTTTTCTTTATCTTCTTCACTTAAAAAGGCTTCAAACTTACCGGTTTCCCTATAATGTGAAACAAGCGAACGAAGCCTATAAATGTGATAAAGAAGTTTTGCATGCTGGCCAATTTCTAACCAGGTTTTGAAGTAATCCAGATTCTTTTTAAGCCAAACTGGAAAAATACTATTCCAATCAACATCGATTATTTTCTTAAATTCGTCTTTGAATTTTTCATCAATGTAGATCAAGTTTTCTTCTGCTAATAAAACGTTATCTAGCCACATAACTAGAAAACCAGGATGGTTGCTTTTAAAGGTCAAAGCTTCCTTAAAAACATCCACTCCATAAATGAAATAATCTGATCCTTCTACTTTGTAGATATTGCACGAATCATAATCATCTAGTATCGCAGTATAGTCCTTATCACTATTTGGCCCATTTGTACCAAATAGATATGAACCGCATCGATAAAGAGCCAAGACATGTCTTCCGTTAATTTTATCTAATAACTCTGACATATTTTGGCTCCACATTATTTACTGGGGATTCAATATAAAGACCTGAACCAGTTAATTGCATTGAAAAGCGATAATCATGACCATCCATACGAGCTTCAGCGATTCCGCCAGAACCACCAACGGTTGCAGCTCCAACCATAACTTCTCCTCCACCCCAACTAAAATATATGATTCCGTTGTTAGCCTTTAATGAGGTTATATCTTTAAAAAGATATGTATTATTAGTTTTTGTCGAATACCAAGATTGCCATAAAGGATCGTATTTATTAACACAAGAATTATAAATTGCATTAGCTTTCTCGGAAGCTATGGTTTCAGAACTTTTAATATAAGGCGCTTCATAAGAAGTATCCAATGATAAGGAAGACGATGTCTTTTGATATCTTGCGATTGGGAGTTCGTACAAAAGTCCACCATTCATTAAATCTTGTTGAGTTAATGTTGGCCATGTTGAACCATTTTCTCTTTTCTGTAAAGTAACTTCATTATTAGCTAGATCAAATGCTAAGAAAACATACCCATAGGCAGAACCATCCAAAGATATAGCTATTTTTGTGCTTGCCTCAACAAACACCCTGCGGCCATAAACTTGAACATATCCGGAAGTAAAAGAAATATAGTTATTACTTGTTGAAGGAGTAATTCCTCCAAGAATTCCTGTTATTCTTCCGTTCTGCTTATTGACTAAAAAATGATTCAAATCTGCATCTTGTTTAGATGTAACAGATGCACTATCAAATGTAATTTTAATAATTGCCATTAGACTTTCCTCCTATCTAAAAGTTTTAATTTGTCAGTTAAAGAAACTCTCTGTTCGCCAAGAGTAACATTAACTATGTTAAAAGTTCCTTTATATTTAACCTTTGTTATCAAGGTTTCGTAAGTTTTTAATGGTGTTACAAATTCAATAAAGTCACCAACCGCTAAATCCTTAAGCCCCTCTAGTTTGTTTACTGAACTAGCAAAATCAAAAGATATGGAATGCTCAAGTGAAGAATCAATGAGAGCTTTAGTTGCTTTAGTTAAAAGTGAATCATAATCTTTATCGCTGTAACTTTGATATTTAAATGAAACAGGTACTATTCTTTTTGCACTACTAACCGTTGTTGAAATCGTTCCATCACTTAAAAGAAAGTAATTTATAGTATTTCGATGAGAAGTATTATCACTTTTCGGAACATAAATTACTTTGTTTAAAGAATCGTTATTTGAATCCTTAATTGTTAAGTTTGAAATGGTTCCTAAAGTGCTTTTAATTTTTACACCTTTTCTAACCGCTACTGCTTTAACCTTTACTTTGTAAAAAGTGCCATTTTGAATGACAATTTCATAAGCAAGACGAATACCATAAGTTTTTGAGAATTCTTCGTTTAAATCAATGATGTTTGCTGTGGCATCTGCATCATAAGTTAATGATCCACTTTTGCTTGCTTCAATCTCGGTTTCTAAATAGGGAAGATTTTGTTTTGAATCAGAACTTGATTTAAAGTTGTTTGAAACTAAATTTAGTAAGAATTGTGATATGTTTCCGCTAAAGGAAGAAACAGGAACTGTAACATCAAATTTACTTAGAAAATCTTTCGTTGTAACTTTCAAAGTTCCATTGTCTTCATCCTCAATCGAATTAATGATTCCTAAATAAAAATAGTTTCTATCTTTAATCAATAAATAGTCACCAGCTCCAGCTTTTAAACTTTGTTTATTAACTATGAACTTTGACTTTTGTGGAACCAAAGCATCAAGAATTATTTCAAAATCATCACTAGCATGACCATGATCTAAAACAGCAAGATTTCTCTCACTTAAAAATATCAATTCCATAAAGCCTCCTAGTTTGCTACATATTCTTCACAAAAAGAAATATCGCAAGTGCATCTTTCTCTAACACCAGGATCAAAAAAGATCTCACTAGTTCCTGGTGGCAAAAATAAGAATGTTTCTAAAGAAAAGTCCTGCTCTGCATAGATATCAGTTTCCACAGTTCCTTGTATTTTCTTTATGTATTGATTAGTTGGTTCTGCGTTAATTTCTATCGTTGGAGATTCACGCTCATCAATCAAAAGTCTGCAAGCACAAATCTGGACTTCATTTTGTCTAACAATGATTCTTGGTTTATAAACATTACCCACCATTGTTATCTTAAGAGGTACTTCTCTGGAGCATTCATTTGTAACAGTGACTTTTCCATTAAAAGAAGTCGCGTATTCATACGGATAAACATAAGGATAAGTTTTGCCTTCATCGGTTTGTTCTACTGCAATGTGAGTTGACTTATTGACTAGCCAAAGAGAAAGGTAATCAACCTTAATTTCGCTTCTTAAAATGTTAGCTTCTTTTTGTGCTTTTGAAGAAGAAACAATGTTCACATAACAATATTTCTTTCCGGCACTAGTTTCATAGAATAAACGCAGTTCTTTACTTTTAGTAACATAGTCTCTCCAGCGAGCAAATCCAACATATCCGTCAATGAATATTAATGTTAAATCTAGCTGCTTTTGAGGTATGGTTCTTTTGGTCTCTACAAACTTACCATCGAAGTCTTCGTAATCAACATCAAATTCAAAACCAAGACCATCCAATTCTTCAATCAAACAATTGTGCGAATAATCGAAAAAGAAGGTGCTACCAATTTCGTTAACTAGATATAGTTTTCTTCTCATTAGTAAGCACCTCCTAAAGCAGCATTGATTGAATCGATGTCAACATCACCTGAAGTATTGATTGTGACATTATTTGTTGTTGTTGAATAATCAGAGCTGTTATTAGTTGTTGAGCCACTCTTCACAGAATTTTCTACTGAGAAATCTCCACCACCGAACATTTTCTCAATTAACTTAATAATCCAACCAACCGTATGATCTAAAATCCATTTAATAGCACTAATAATTGCGTTAAGGATATCTAGAATTGGTTTTAATATCTGGAATAAAAGTTGAAGAACCGGAAGAATGACCGCTTTTACAACATTTCCAATAAGGGTAAGAATTGGTGATAAAGCGTCAACAATTGTGAAAATGACAGAAAGAATATCCATAATAGGTGTTAAAAACACCTCAATTAATGGTTGCAAAATTTCAAATAAAGAAGCAATGATCTCAATGATTCCTGAAATGAATTCTATTAATGGTTCTATAATCGCAAGGATTATTTCTAAAATCGGAGTAAGAATATCTACTAAAATGTCGAGCAAAGTTATAACAACATTAATAACTGCTCCAAGTATCTCAACAATAACATTAATTATTTCGATAACTATTGGTAGAATTCCTTCTACAAGTTCTATAACCACTTCGATGATTTGAACCACTAATTTAATAACCATTTCTAGAACCTTTGCTACTACTTGAAGCACCTTTGCTATAAGTTGAGTAACAGGAACTAAAATAGCTGTTAACATTTCTATGATTCTCGTGATAGGTTCGATGAGCTTTTCAAGTAGTTTTACTACTTCATCAAGTGCCATCATTACCACATCAAGAACACCATCTATTATTTCAACCAAAACATCAATGATCTGGTTTATTACACCCATCAAAACATCAAGAATTGGCTTTAATTTTTCAATTATCTTTCCGACAAGTTCCATCAACTTATCGAGTAATTGCTGAACTATATCAAAAATTCTTTTTAATAAAGCTCTAAAATTTTCGTTTTGAAGAAGCAAAGCTGCAATGACAGCAATCAATAAAGCCCATGGCCCTGCTTTAGCAACAGCGCCTAAAACTTTAGTTGCACCACCAACCGCAGTTATAGCTTCCTTTAATTTTCCTATAGTTGTTATTGCCTTAACCACAATCGTAATTACAGGCCCTAGAGCTACAAGAACACCTCCAACTACTGCTATAACTTTTTTGAGTCCTGAAGACATGTCTTTCCATTTTTGAATAATTTCTTTCAGTTTTGGAATGACCGTATCTTTTAGATAATCAACAATTTTAGTTATAGTTGGAGCAAGCGCTGTAGCAAGTTCGGTTTTAAGAGAAAGGAATGCTTGTTTAAGCGAATAAACTTCATTCCCTAAGGCACCAGTAATTTCTGCATCTTCTTCAGAAACAATTCCTACTTCTTCAGCTTCCTTCATCCATGCTTCAAGTTCTGCTTCACTTGCAGCTAAAACAGGAGAAAGATAAGTGCCTAATTTATCTCCAAAAAACTCATTTGCTAAAGCAGTTCTAGTCGAGGCATCACCAACTTGAGAAATTGCGTTCCTTATTTTCTTAAACGCGCCCTCAGCATCAAGCCCCGCTAGATCATCCATTGTTAGACCTATTTTTGCTAGTTCCTCAGAGACATCGTCTCCACTAGCAATTGAAGCTAACAAATTATTTACTTTTTGAAATGCTTTATCTAAGTACTCAGTTTCACTTCCGAGTTGCTTTGCAGCATATTCCCATTTTTGAAGTGATTCAATGCCTACTCCTAGTTGCTTTGCGGTGTCTGACATTTGATTAACTGTTTCAGTTGTTTTAAGAGCTAAAGCAGTTAAAGCAGTACCAGCTGCTACAGCAGGAGCAGTTATGTACTTAGTTAAAGAAGAACCAATTTTAGATAAAGCATTTATATTTACTTTGCCCAAATTGGAGATTTTGCTTTCAGTATTTTTAAGTTCGTTATTTAATTTAGAAACCTCCGCTTCTGTATACTGAACAGAGCGTTGCATCTTTTTGAATTCTTGTTCAGAAACCGTGCCAACTTTGACACCTTCTTTTGCAAGCTCAAGTTGATGCTTTTGTTCTTCCAACTTTTTCTTAGTTGTTTCAAGTGCTCTATTAAGAGCTTCTTGTTTTTGTTTCCAAAGATCTACGTTAGAAGAATCATATTTAAGGTTCTGATTAATAGCAGCTAAATCACGTTGTTGGTCTTTAAGTTCGGAGTTGAGGGATTTGATAGAAGTTTCTAGTTCTGTTGTATCAAGTCCGAGCTTAATATTAAGTCCCTTTATCGCTTCTGCCATACCCTCACCTCCTAATGACTAAAAAAGCCGACTAGTTAGGTCGACTTTATTGGAATAATTATTTATGTGTCTTTAACACCAATGGGTTATCGTGCCGATGTTGATGTCGGTATAATTCATAGAAATATTTAATCCGACTCCTCTTATTTGAAAGCCAAATACTTGAATAGCATAATCGTAGTAGCCACTATTCTTGTTATGAACACTTGGTTCTATCCATACGGGATCACTGCCATCTTCAGGGACAGTATAAACAAATTGTGATTTTACCCTCAAACCAAACTGAATATCGTTATTAGCGATGTAACTAGCATTATTAGCCATGACAAAGTTACCATTACCATCGTTATAAACATTGTAATAAATAAATGTATGACCTTTGTATGTAAAGGTTTTATCTTCCATTACAGGTGTATCGCCAATTAAATCAGCAGTAAAAGTAATTGAACCGCCGTTTGGTTTTGGTTGGCATCCAGCTAAAAGGCAAGAAACAATAGGGAGTAATAATAACGAGAATACTTTTTTCATACATTTATAGTCTACACGATAACCTCACTGAATTCATCAATTAACCAATAAATGCATCAATATCCGCTTGGGTTGCGGTACGACTTCCTCCGTCCTGCGAATAGACCTTCTTTTGAATGGAGACTATGTCTAAGTACGTGGAAATATCAAAAAATACCGCATCACGAATCGGTATTCCTAATTGAGCCAAATTGAAAATTATATTTGCCGTGATGTTTTCATTTGGCTTTATTTTTTTGGGCCTACATCAGTGCCATCACTATTCTTTTTGATATCACCTAAAAGCTCACCAATTGTGTTAGCTAAAAGAGTTAACTCTTCAACATTAGTTAAAACACTAAAATCAAAGGATTGTAAAAAGCGATCATATGAATCGTTATAGAATGGCTTGTGTAAGATATAGATTAATCTAAAAAGGACATCGATAACTTTACCGACATCGTTTTTGTTTTTATCTAGTTGATTTTCAAGTTTTTCTACATCATCAAATAGTTCTGTTCCGAAGACATTTCTATAAGAAATAATAGTAAAAAGGGAAGAAGCAAGTCTAATCTCCCTCCCATTGAATTTAACTGTGCGTTCCATTAATCATTACCTCCAGCATTTGGAGTTGGAATGACAGGAATTGTTGGTGCAGTTGTTAAGAAGTTTGCATAGTTGCTGTCTCCTTTTGCTGCTACACAGTTTGTTACTAAATCTTCGCCAACTTCAACTGGTCTAGCTGTAATAGTCAATGAAATGCTATTAGCTTCAATTGAATCAGCTTTTGATTTTGTGGCTTCGCTAATTGGTGTGACATTACATAAGTAATACCAGACACGTCTTGCCTTTACATCACCTTGGAATTCAAACCCAAGAGCAAAGGTTACAACAGGTGCATTTGCAATCTCTACTAGGTTGCCGTTAGCAAGTGTCTTATAACCCAAGATGTCAGTTTTAAATGAATCTGGGATTTTGATGTGAACCCC